CGAAAAGAAAGCCCCCGAAAAAAAGATAAAGGAAAAGAAAATGGATGCTCCTAAAAAAGACAAATCTAAAGAAGACAAAAAAGTAAAATTAGAGCATAAAGACGGTAGCGTAGAATATGTAAAGGGTGGTAGAACTAAAGAAGAAAAAGCTAAAAGCACAACTATTTCAAAACAAAAAGAGGGTGAAAACTATACTAAAACAGTTCGTAAGAAAAAGAAAGATGGTAGTATGACTAGAAAAGATAAAACTATTAGCGCTAAAAGAGCTGAAAGAATTAAGAAAAGAAAAGACAAAACTCATAGTGATGCACCTGCAAAATTTGATAGAAAAGTAATAGGTGGAAATAAAGGTGATAAATCTAAAACAAAGCCTGGTAAAAAAGATTATGAAGGAGCTGGTAAACACCACGGCGCAAGCAAACACCATGGTGCAATGAAACATCACGGTGCAATGAAACATCACGGTGCAATGAAACATGGTGGTAAGGGCTATATGGACGGATTTACATATTCAAGACCGGCTGAAAAACTAGGATTTATTCAGAAGTTTGGTGCAGATAGAAAATCACCTGGTAAAATGGGTGATGAAATAGCGGCTAAAATGATGCACGGTGATGCAGCTGCTAAGTATTATGATGGTGGTGCTAAATATATGAATGGCATGCCTAAATATGAAGGAGCTTCAAAAGCTTATGGACCAATGAAATATAATGACGGTCCAATGACGCCAGGTCATGGTGGAGCACCAGGTCACACGCACGGAAATAAATTTTCTGGTAAAGTAGATTTTAAAGTAAGCGACAGTGAAGGCGCTAGGCTTACTGATACTAAAACAAGTACTTCAAGTAAAGGATCATCAACTAGCTCAAGTAGCAATACTCCAATTGTAGATAAAGGTGACGACGTATTTTACAATAACTTGATTTCTTCGAAGAAAAATATGTCTGACATGAAGGACAAAGGTATTGATCCTAGCGATAAACAAGCAGTATTAAAGTATGGTAATACACTGCACTTAAATAGACAAAAATCTAAAGGCACATCATCTAGTTCATCTAGCACTGAATCATCTCCTGATAATCTAGACGCTATTAAAAGAGAGGGTAGATATCAATTATCTAAAATAGTTGGTCAAGATAATTTAAAAAGACACAAGCAAGAAATGGGCTTTAAAAGAGATTCTCTTGGTGCATCTAATCAAAGAATATTTGAATTAATGAAAGCAAACCCAAGTAGAGATAAGCTAACAATGGATGCTATCAGACAACAAGGTGAGTACGCAGGTAATGAAGCAGCTAATCGCGGTAGAAGAGAAGCTAATATTCCTGAAGTAGATATGGTTAATCAACTAACCCGAGATCGAGTAGACAAAACTAGAATTGCAGATGAAGGAGGTATATACGTAGGACAGAAAAGGCAAAGTTTAAGAGATCCAAGTGGCAAATTTGGTAAAGTAGATTTTATAAGTGATAAACGAGGAAATTTAGTTGAGCAGAAATTTAAAAGAAAAGGATCTTTATATTCTGATTTAGATGAAATGATGAAAGGTGGATCACCTAAAATGCCTAAGGGTCCAATGAAATTTGGAATGAAAAAATAAATGAAGAAAATTTGGGAGTGGTTAACAGGTAATGTCATCAAAGAAGTTGGTGAGGTTATTGATAACTTAACAACAACCAAGGAAGAAAAACTTGAGGCACAAAGATTAATTACTCAAATATTAGAAAAAGCAGATAAAGAAGCACAGGAACAAGTTACAGAAAGATGGAAGGCCGATATGTCGTCCGATAGTAAATTATCGAAAAACATACGGCCAGCTGTTTTAATTTATTTAACTGTAATATTTACGGCTTGTGCTTTTTTTGATGGTAATATAGGTAGTTTTAAAATAGCAGACGCTTATATACCTATTTTTCAAACTTTACTAATTACAGTGTATGGCGCCTATTTTGTAGGTCGTAGTTGGGAAAAAGCAAAGTCCATGCAAAACAATAAAGATAATTAAATTATATAAAATGGCAGAATTAAATAAAATCGAAGATCAAGAACTAAAAACTGTTGTTGATCAACAAAAAGAATTAAATCAAGTATTAACTCATATTGGTGTATTAGAAGCTCAAAAACATAGTGCTCTTCATAAAATAGCAACATTAAACGAAGCTATTGAAACAACTAAAAAAGATTTAGAAAATAAATACGGAGCAGTTAATATAAACCTAGAGGACGGTACATATACGGAAATAGAAAAAACAGAAGAATAAATGGACAACGTTGTTAGAAAAATTAGCATAGGTGCTGATTATAAAAATGACGCTATGCATTATTCTGTAGGACAAGAAGTGTATGGCGGTCATACAATATCTCATATTTTATTTGAAGATAAAGATTCATCGTATAACATTTTTATTAAGAAAAACGAAGAGGTGTTACCATGGAAAAAATTTAATTCCAACATGGCAATATCTATTGAGTATGATTTAAAGTATTAATGAAAAGTGTATATGATTTTATCGTTAAACCTATCGGTGAAAGATATGCAAATGTAAAAAAAATTAATGACAAAAATTTAATTTTAAATACTAAAATTGAAAATTGGAAATTTGTAAATAGATTTGCAGAAGTAGTATCTACACCTTTAGCATTACCTACACCCGTAAGAATAGGTGATATTGTTGTATTACATCAAAATGTATTTAGAAGGTTTTACAATATGAAAGGTAAACAAGTAAATAGTAGATCTCATTTCAAAGATGATTTATATTTTGCTAGTGTTGATCAATTATATTTGTATAAAAGAAAAAAATACTGGGAGTCTTTAAATGATAGATGTTTTATTATGCCTATTAAAAATAATAATACTTTATCAAATCAAAAAGAAACAAACAATATCGGTATATTAAAAATTGGTAATAGTTCATTAGAAGCGCTAGAAATAAACCCAGGTGATGTGGTTTCATTTAAAGCTGGGTCTGAATGGGAGTTTAATATAGATGACGAGCGTTTATATTGTATGAAATCAAATGATATTTTATTAAAACATGAATATAAAGAAAACCAAGCAGAGTATAATCCACGCTGGGCAAAAAGCAGTTGATGAGTTAATAAAGGTAGCTAAAGAACCTATTGTAGACAGTGATGATGATATATCAGCCGATAGATTAAAAAATGCTGCAGCAACAAAAAAATTAGCTATATTTGATGCGTTTGAAATATTACAACGCATACAAGAAGAAGAGGATATGTTAAATGAAAAACCAAAAGAAACAAAAGCAAAAAGCTTTAAAGGTTTTGCAGAAGGTAGATCTAAATAATGTATACTAATTCACTATATAAAGTATTAGATAATTATATTAAACCTAATACTATAAAGAAAAATAATAGATATAAAAAATGGGAGTATGGTTATAATAAAGACCACGATGTAGTTATTATAAGTAAAACAGGTAAAATAGGTGAAATAATTGAAATACAAAATTTAAAAATCGCTTTACCTGCAAAAGAAAAAGTTCATGACTTTGAATCGGGTACGTGGGAATATACTAAAATACCAACTCCTTTAGTAAAAATAAAAACTATATTTGAATGGGAACATTACCCATTAGATTTTAAAGAAACATGGTATGATTACATTGATGAAGAATTTAATAAAAGAGAGCAAGGCTTTTGGTTCAATAATAAAGGCGTGGCTACTTACATTACTGGTTCTCATTATATGTACTTGCAGTGGTCCAAGATTGATGTTGGGAAGCCAGATTATAGAGAAGCCAATAGATTATTCTTTATATTCTGGGAAGCTTGTAAAGCAGATAGCAGATGCTACGGGATGTGCTACCTTAAAAATAGACGTTCTGGATTCTCTTTTATGGCGTCAGGCGAAGCAGTCAATCTCGCAACCATTAGTTCTGATTCGAGATACGGTATATTATCTAAATCCGGGCCGGATGCTAAAACCATGTTTACTGATAAAGTCGTGCCAATATCCGTCAACTATCCATTTTTCTTCAAACCAATACAGGACGGAATGGATCGGCCCAAGACCGAGTTGGCATATCGTGTACCCGCAAGTAAGTTTACCAGGCGTAAGATACTCTCGGGTGAAAGGCCCGAGGAACTCACAGGTTTGGACACCACCATCGATTGGAAAAATACCGGAGATAACTCCTATGACGGGGAAAAACTCAAACTCCTTGTTCATGACGAATCCGGTAAATGGGAAAGACCGAACAACATTATCAACAACTGGCGAGTTACCAAAACAACGTTAAGATTAGGTAGTAGAGTTATAGGAAAATGTATGATGGGTAGTACCTGTAATGCATTAGACAAAGGAGGTGATAACTTTAAAAAAATCTATTATGAATCAGACGTTACAAAAAGAAACCGCAATGGACAGACTCGCTCGGGATTATATAGTTTGTTCATACCTATGGAATGGAACTACGAGGGATACATTGATTCTTATGGCTTACCTGTATTCGAAACACCAACTGAAAAAACCTTTGGACCACACGGTGTTGAAATAGATTTAGGTGTTATCAATTACTGGCAAAATGAAGTTGATGGATTAAAAGGTGATCAAGATGCTTTAAATGAATTTTATAGACAATTTCCAAGAACTGAAGAACATGCTTTCAGAGATGAAGCTAAAGCTTCACTTTTTAACCTAACAAAAATATATGAACAAATAGATTTTAATGGTGATTTAAAACATAGTTCATTAATTACTAAAGGTAGCTTTCAATGGTTAAACGGTATTAAAGATACTGAAGTTGTATTTGTGCCAAATAATAGTGGTAGATTTTTAATTACATGGGTGCCGAGTGAAAATCTTCAAAATCGTGTAATATTAAAAAATGGGATTAAATATCCTGGAAACGAAGACTTAGGCGCATTTGGTTGTGACCCTTACGATATATCAGGAACTGTAGATAAAAGAGGTTCTAATGGATCATTACATGGTATAACAGCTTTTAGTATGTTAGATGTTCCACCAAATCATTTCTTTTTAGAATATATAGCAAGACCTCAAACAGCAGAAATATTTTTTGAAGATGTATTAATGGCTTGTGTTTTTTATGGTATGCCGATACTAGCAGAAAATAATAAGCCAAGATTATTATATCATTTTAAACGAAGAGGATATAGAGGTTATTCTATGAACAGACCAGATAAACTTTATAACAAATTATCTGTAACAGAAAGAGAAATAGGTGGTATACCTAATTCAAGTGAAGATATTAAACAAGCTCATGCTGCAGCTATTGAAACATAT